GAACAAGTATTGTATTATTCTGACAATTGTTTCGGAACAGCTGATGCTATATCTTACAATGAGCGAAACAAGAAACTTAGAATTCACGATCTCAAAACCGGTACGACCATAGCTTCAATGAAACAGTTGTATATTTACACAGCTTTATTCTGTCTTGAGTATGCTATGGATCCACATCAAATGGACATCGAATTACGAATCTATCAATTCGATGACATAGATGTCGACGAACCCGATACAAAAGATATTTTACAAATAATGCAAAAGATTCGTAATTTTGATCTACTTTTAACTGAATTGAAACATGAGGAGGATTCATGGTCGTAGACGAAGAACAATACGAGTCATATTTAATGCATTATGGAACTCCTCGACATTCCGGTCGTTATCCATGGGGTTCAGGTGAAAATCCATACCAACGTAATGCTGCATTTAGAAACTATGTCTTAGATCTTAGACATAAGGGAATGACTGATGCCGAAATTGCACGTGGTATGGGCATGACTAAAAGTCAATTAACTTCTGAAATGTCTAGAGCTAGAGCTGAGAATCGAGCAGAAGATGTAGCCGAAGCTAAGCGGCTTATTTCGAAAGGATATTCTCAATCTGCTGTTGGTAGACGAATGGGTATCAACGAGTCTCAAGTTCGTAATCTTCTTAAAGAAGATATTCAGGAACGAGCTAACAGATCTGCTGATACGGCTGAATTGCTCAAAAAAGATATTTTAGATAATGGCGGTTATCTGGACATTGGTAAGGGTAGCGAAGAATATTTAGGTACTACTCAATACGTTCTTAAAAATGCTGTTGCACAGTTGAAGAATGAGGGTTGGGAAGTACATAATGTTAAAGTTACCCAAGCTGGTACTGGAAAGAATACAACCGTTCAAGTTTTGGCAAAGCCTGGAACTCCCTGGGCTGAAGTAGCTAACAATATGGGTGATATTCGTATTGTTAACGCTCCATATGATAAGAATGATGGTAATGGTCGTTCAAGTCTTGGCCTAGAAAAGCCTGTTGCCATTGATCCCAAACGAGTTATGGTTCGATATAAGGATGATGTCGGTCCAGATGGTGGTAAGGGAATCGATAAAGACGGTGTCATCGAGCTTCGTCGAGGTGTTGATGACATATCCTTAGGCGGAGCCAATTATGCTCAGGTTCGTATTAATGTTGGAGATTCGCATTATTTGAAAGGTATGGCTGTTTACGCAGATGACATGCCTAAAGGTATTGATGTCATATTTAATACCAATAAGCGTAAAGGTACTCCAATGATGGGTGATAAAGACGACACAGTTCTTAAACCCATGAAGAAAAATAAAGAAACCGGAGACGTAGATTGGGATAACCCATTCGGTGCGACAATCAAAACCGAGAACCAACTAAACATGGCACAAAGATATTATACCGATAAGAACGGTAATAAGAAACTTTCGGCCATAAATGTTGTTAACGAAGAAGGCGATTGGGAAACTTGGGCACCAACACTTTCATCTCAGTTCTTGTCTAAGCAGACACCAGCTATGGCAAAACGACAGTTAAAGATAGCTTCAGATGCACGACAGGCTGAGTTTGATGACATCATGTCTTTAACTAACCCAACAGTAAAAAAGAAACTTCTTCAAGAATTTGCAGATGAGTGTGATTCCGCATCAGTCCATCTTAAAGCTGCTGCATTGCCTAGACAGTCAAGTCATGTCATATTACCAGTTCCTGGTTTGAAGGAGAATGAGATATTTGCTCCAAACTATAGAAATGGTGAACAAGTAGCTCTGGTTCGGCATCCTCATGCTGGGCGTTTTGAGATTCCTCTTCTTAAAGTTAACAATTTATCTAAAGAAGCATCTAGAGTTATTGGTAAAAATTCACCGGATGCGGTTGGCATAAACGCTAAGACTGCTGCTATATTATCAGGTGCCGATTTCGATGGCGATACAGTTTTGGTTATACCAACTAAAGGAACAAATTTAAAGAGTAAACCTCCTTTAAGCGGTCTTAAAGATTTCGAGCCAAAAGATGCTTATCGTGCATATCCTGGAATGCCAGAAACTTCTAAAGCTAACGGCTTTAATAAGCAACAAGAAATGGGAAAAGTATCTAATCTTATTACAGATATGACCATTAAAGGTGCTGACGAAGACGAACTTGCTCGTGCAGTTAGGCATTCGATGGTTGTGATCGATGCTGAGAAGCATAATCTCGATTGGCGACGTTCTGCTAGAGAAAATGGTATATCTGATTTGAAAAAGAAATACCAAGGCGGAGCTAATGCAGGTGCTTCAACTCTTATTTCTAGAGCAAAAGGTCGCAAGGTAATCGATGAAGTTAAAGAAATCACTCCCGATAAGCGTACTGGCGAACGAAGGTATATAGAGACTGGTAGGACATATTCTAAACAAATCAAAGATCCCGAAACTGGAAAATATGTCGATACTGGTAAAGTTCTAAAATATCACACCAATACCACTAAAATGGCATATGCTAAAGATGCTAGAGAGCTGTCTTCTGGTACGATAATGGAGGACATATATGCTGATCATGCAAATAAGCTAAAAAGCCTTGCTAATCAGGCTCGTAAAGAAGCGTTATCGTCTTCTTCTGTGCCATATTCTGCATCGGCTAGAAAAGCTTATGCGAAAGAGGTAGAATCTCTTGATGCTAAATACAAGCTATCGCAGAGAAACAAACCTCTTGAACGGCAAGCTCAACTTATTACCGATACTGTTGTAAAAGCAAAACTTCGTGCTAACCCAGACCTTAAAGAAGATGAAGATGCAAAGAAGAAGATACGTACACAAGCGCTAAAAGAGGCTCGTGAACGTACTGGTGCCGCTAGGTATCGTTTCGACATATCTGACAAGGAATGGGAAGCTATACAATCAGGAGCAATACATAAGACACGTCTAGAAGCTCTTCTAGCAGTTGCTGACTCTGATAGAGTCCGGGAACTAGCTATGCCAAAGTCTGATAGACAAATTAGTCTTAATACTGTATCAAGGGTTAAAGCGATGCAAGCTTCTGGTAGCACACAAGCGGAAATAGCAGATGCTCTCGGTATAAGTACAACGACTGTTAACAAACTTCTAAAAGAGTAGTAAAGGGGGTCATATTTTGGAAACGCCTTACATGTTAACAACCAAAGACAATCCATGGAATCCCTTTACTCAATACGATGAGTGGGATGCTTGGGATAGAACTAATGGATGGCACATAGAGAATGGACGAGTTGCTTTAGGTTACTATACTAGTGCATATTTAGCAAGAGTTGCTGTAACATCTGAAGACATTAGTCCTGCTCAATACACACGAGCTATCAACCAAGCTATAGATGAGATTGTATCGTTAAATCTTACTGGAAACTATGCTAAAGTATCGGAAGATGATTACAAGGATTGGAAGCCTGTGACTACCAATTCTTAAAACGCGTGTCATTTGCGTCATATTTCGATTCTTTAGAGTTTGTGTCATATTTTAGTAAAATTGTGTAAAGTATAGGGTTTTGTCTGCATTTAGATGAAGCCCTATACTTCATACGAGCACAAAAAAGCCGTATAAACGGTGATTTTGGCGAATTTACTAGTGTTTTCTTTTTCGCGATTTTGGGTCATATTTAGGCTGTTTTATACGACTTTGTTTCGCATTAAATAGTCGTTGTTAAGCCCTAAAATAGGCTGTTTTGTGTCATATTTAGGCCTCTTTTTACGAAATTCTTACAGGGCCTCTATATAGGGCCTCTATATAGGGCCTTTTATGGCCCCGAAAAAGCCTCCATACGACCATTGCAATGGAATTTTGTGCGCATACACCCTATATAGTGTCATATTTTGGTACTTTCACACATGTTGATGCTTACAATTACCATCTTACAATTACTATCTTACATCGACACACTCGTATTCATAAGCATGCTGTAACATACAATAGTTGTTATGGTCACCGTATGTGTCATATTTGTAGCACAAACTTAATGTTGCTCATACATGCACACGATCGTTAACACTAGCATACAGTTAGATACATTGATACATGTGCTATCTACATACTAATGCTTTGTCATACACATCTACTAACACTTACTGTGTCATATTTGTATACACACTATTGAATACACATAGTGTAACACACCTTAATGCTATCTAATTCACATTAACGTACTTGCATTCATACTCATTTTGTATCACATTTTTGATTTAATTACAAAAATAGTTAATCTAATTGATCAACACCCTTTGCGTCATATTTGCATTTACGTCAAAAGTTTGATAATTCGTGAGAATTTTGATAATCAGATCGGGGGGTATAGCGAAAGCGAAAAAATCTCGTTAAAT